GCTAACTTATCTTCATTACCACCAAAAGGTTTTTGTGCCTTTAAAACATTCTTCAAAAGAGTAATCTTCTTTTCATTAGCAGCAACCCTTTTTTCTAAAGGATCAAAATCATTTAATTGAAATACTTTTTCACTACTAAGAGCACCACCACTACGAGCAAGAGCACCACCTTTCTTTGGAACAATAGCACCACCTTTCCCACCACCATTAAAGATGGTTTTCATGTTAGTGATATTTAGTTTTACGTTAGAAGGTACTACTTCTGGGTTAATTGTTGGCACTTTGTTTCAGATTTTCTTCGTCGATATACTGTTTTAATAAAGTAACATAAACTTCCCTCTCCCAAGGAATCATATTTTCTAGCTCTGTTAATGAATATTTATGGTGTTGCATTAAGGCAAAATTTACCTTATAGTATGACTCAAGACTTGTATGAGCCATACCTAAGTGAAAAAACTTGCTAGTCCCTCCAATACCACTTCAGATTCAACTCCCGTTTTAGGATTTGTTAACTTAACTTTATGAGATAGTTTAGGCATTGTTTCAAAGAATTTTTCAATTAATTTAAATTGCTTACTATTCAATTGCTCTACAAATTCTTCCAATTCTTGTTTAGTTGAATCAGAAGCATCCCAACTTTCCTCTTCATCGTAAATCATTTCAATACAATTAGTAATCATATTCAATGATTTATCAACATCACTAGTATCTACACTCGTATCAAAATTACTTTCAATAAATTGATCAAAAGATGGATATTTAAGTTTCATAGAATATTGATCGTCAAGTTTAACAATATTCTTATGTCCTCTAGTTTTTTGAACTTTAATACTATCAATATTAATTTCCATCTCAACAGATGTTATGTCATCATCAGGGCAAGTCAAATTAACTTCAACTGTTTCACCAACTGACTTTGAACGAACATTTAAAAATAAGTATTCAATATCAAAAGTAGCGAGTTTAGTAACATCAACTCCTTTTGTAAGAATACATTCTGATAATATTTCAACCACAGCATTTGTTATCTGTGCAGTATCTTCACTCTCCAATGCAAGAATAAGTATTTTTTCTTCTCTTACTAAAAAAGGACGGTATTTAATCTTTTTTCCAGTAGAAGGAACAACTAACTCATAAGTCGGAGTATTAATCTTTGGTAATGGCATAATGTTTTCACACTTCAGTAAGTTTATTTATAGGAGTAATTTTAACTTCTTGTTACAACGTATCTATCATAGTTAAAGCTGACTGTAACTTTCATTAAATCTGCTGTTCCATATGTAACAGGTAAAGATGTAATAGATTTAGGAAAGGCATTCTTAAACTCATACATCAAAGTTCTTTCAATATTTTTTTCAAACTTAACAATAGTCATTGTATTAACTTTATAATCATCTGGATATCTAAATCTTCTAAAATATGCTTTTTCATCAGGATCTATATTATCTGCTCCACTAGAAATATAATCCATCCATCCTTCAAAAATACTTAAAGATGTATAATCTTCATCAACATAAAAAGTAAAATCAATATCAGTATATAAACGGGTATGGGCAAACTCTTGCGGTACTCCCATAAAATTATCCTTTACTTCTCCTGTTGCAAATGCACTAGCAGGTAATGATGCATCAGAACAAAGAATTCCGACATCTCTAGATAGAAAAATATCAGCATTATCAATTCCAGAATCTTTAAGAAAATCAGTTATAGTTTTATTCAAAGCTGAAAAATTAACCTGATACTGATTCGTCAACGACAGCTTGCCAAGTTTTAACTTGACTTCATCCATCGTTATTCTTTGTACTATACCCTTTGCCACTCTAAATACCTTACGAGTCTTATATTATTTCTATTTAGATGGCTTATAAAGGAAAATTCAGACCAAGCATTCCTAAGAAGTATAAAGGGGATTATACCAATATAATATACCGTTCTTTATGGGAACTAAAGTTCATGAAATATTGTGATAGTAATCAGAATATTTTAGAGTGGGGGAGTGAAGAATTCTTTATTCCTTACAAGTCACCAATAGATAATAGATACCATAGATACTTTCCAGACTTTTATATTAAGGTACGAGAAAGTAATGGGCAAATTAAAAAATATGTAATTGAAATTAAACCAAAGAAACAATGTATAGAACCCAAAGTACAAAAAAGAAAAACTAAATCATATATTCGTGAGGTATGCGAATATGCAAAGAACCAAGCAAAATGGGAAGCAGCAACAGAATATTGTAAAGATAGAATGGTAGAATTTAAAGTATTAACAGAGAACGAACTAGGTATCAAGTAATGGCAGATAGAATCGATGATGCAAAACAAGAAATACTTAGTGCAGTAAGTCCTGATGATAGGATGCTTGAAATCCTAGAGATATTATCAGAAACAGAATTAGTTCCAGAGGCTGGTAAGTATTATACTTTTGTTTATCAACCTAAAACACCTGATATAGAATATGATGAATTTCCTTTAGTAGCAGTCACTGATATTTTTCAATGGGGTTTTAGAGGTATTAATTTTCATTGGGGTGGATTCAGACAATATACATGGGATGAGGTAATAGGACAACTGCATATTGTGTCAAATGAAGAGATACAATCGTTACGTGGAATACCTTATGCGAAAATGCGTCTAAATAACTAATAATACTTAAATAGGTCGATAAATGGGAAGAAAGACAGGATCACAAAGAAGAGCTGAAAGAGAAAGAAAACGAAAGTTAAGAAATCAAAAACCCTTAACTAATGATATGTCTTTAACCGAACAAGACAAACAAGATGCTGCTGATGAAGAAGCACTTTTTACAATATTAAGTAACAGTGATAAGTATAGGTCAGTCACTGATAAATCTGGGGCACAAGCCATTATGCAAGGTGGTGGAGAAAATATAACAATAGAATCATTAACTGGAACAAATAAAGAAGTAAGTGAACAAATACAGGAACAACTAGATTCAAATAAAAAATATAATACAGGATCACTTCTTCAGAATAAACAAGCACCAATAAGAACAAGAGGTGGAGTATTAAGATATCCGTTAGAAGCAATGACGGATTCTACAGACTATCTACAAATTGATATTGTAGAATACTCAGCAATAGGAGAACAAAATAAAGCACGAAGTGGTGTTGACACTCTTGTATCATTACCAGGAAGTAGAAGAAATACTATCAATAGAACTAGACTTCCTAAAAGTGTATCAACCAAATCATTAGTAAATAAAGGAACTGTATTATTACAGATACCAGCAAATATTCAAGATGGAAACTCTATAAGTGCTGGTGATTCTAAAATGAATAGTATTGTTGGTGCTGCATTAGGTGCAAGCACAAGTTTAATGACAGATGTAGGTAATGCGATTAGTGGAAAGCAAGACTTTGGAGGTGGAGATAACCGTTTACAAAATGCAGGAATTGCTGCAAAAAATGCTATAGAAGGAGGACTAGCCGATTCTGGTGTAACTGGTAAAAATCTTAGAGGACTTATTACTAAAAAATTAGCAGCAAGTGCAGTTAATGCATTAGGTGGTAATGTAACAATGAATCAACTATTAGCCAGACAAGACGGAACAATATTTAACCCAAATATGGAACTGTTGTTTAATGGTCCTACATTAAGAAACTTCAGGTTCTCATTCAAAATGACTCCAAGAGGTAAAGATGAAGCAGAACAAATAAAATTAATTATGAGAACCTTTAAAATGAATATGGCACCTAAAGTAACTAGTGGTGGTCCTAATCTATTTTTAAAGACACCTAATGTATTTGAATTAAGGTATAAATCAGGAAGAAAGGATCATCCATTCTTACATAAATTTAAACAATGCTTCTTAACAGATATATCTGTTAATTATACTGCAGAAGGAGTATATGCAACATATGAAAATAAAGAACCAATTTCTATGATTATGGATTTAACCTTTAAAGAACTTGAACCAATCTATGATATTGATTACTTTGACAAATATGGATATGATGCAGACAACACAGTAGGATATTAAAATGGGATATTTCAGAGAACTACCAAACTTACTTTACCAATCATTCTTACCTTCCAAAAATTCCTCTTTGGATTATATTGAAGTAAAAAATATATTTCGTAGATCTAAAGTAAGAGATGATCTACAAAATATATTTACTGTTTTTGACAAATATGAAATACCTGATGAATATCGTCCTGAAACTGTAGCAGAAGAAATGTATGGTAGTGCAGAATTGGACTGGGTTGTTTTAACGACTGCTAATATAATAAATGTTAGAAATGATTGGCCACTTTCCAATAGAGATATATATGACTTTGCACTTGATAAATATGGAAACGATTTAAATCAAATACGTTACTATGAAACAAAAGAAATTAAAGATAGTAAAGGTAAATTAATTTTACCAAAAGGTCAAAGAGTTAACTCTGATTTCTCAGTTAAATTTTATGATCCTAGCAATTCAGCTGCTGTTACTGGATATGTTACTAAGAGTGGATCTAATGTTCTATCAGGTATTTCAAACTATACCCATGAACTTCTTTTAAATGATAAAAAAAGAGAAATATATTTACTAAAAAATGAATATCTAGGGCAATTCTTAAATGACTTTAGGGATGTAATGGTATATGGCAGATCATCCGAATATGTGGACGATGACCTAATACAAACAGAGAATACTAATATTACAATGCCATATTAAAAAAGGGGTCGTAAGACCCCTTTCTTGTGTTATTCAGCAGCGAGTTTCGCAAAATACGAAAGTGCTTCATCATCGTCATCCGTGCTAGACGGAGTAGGTGTTGATGTAACAGCAGCAGTTACTAACTGTTCTGCTTCACCTCTATCATTATCTTCATCAAT